CAAAATTATTCAATAATGGGCACCATAAAGGCTTGAAAATCAAGCCTTTATGGAATTTTAATTAGGTTTAATTCTATTCTAATTAATTACTTAATTAGGCAGTAATTTTACCCTTAACAAGGAGGTTAGCATTAAGAACCTTGAGGTCATATAATGTTGACCAACCCTGTGATGTGCCACCATCAGCATACTGGAGCAACTGTGTAGGAACAATTGCCATGTATGGAGCATAAACGGCAGCTGAACTCATCATGTCACTTCCATTTACACCAACAACAAATGTGCCAGCTTCAATGTTCGGAGTAACGAATACTTTAAGTCCGTTTAATGTACCAGCGAGATAAGGACCATTGATTGCACCAGCAGGAGCAGCCTTGAAAGCACTGATCATTGTGAGAACAGGGAGTAAGTTAGAAGCACAGAGAATATAGTTCGGAGCAAATTTCTTTGTGCGATCGTAAATCTTCTGTCTTGCAATTTCAAGAATTTCTGTGAATCCTTCATAGTGTTCTTTCTTAGATACACCAACAGGAAGTGTCTTGCTCCACTGAAGTTCAGCATCAAATGCAGCTGTTTCAACAAGGAGGTTAGTTACTTCTGTGTCGATTTCATAGCTTAATTCACCAACTGCTTTTTCAGCAAGCTGATCACCAAGGTCTACACCGTAATCTGTTTTTGCCTGATAAGCTGCAATTTGAGAATAATAAATTGCTATTCTTCTGGCCTTAGCTACAAGTGCAATGCTCTTGATTTCAGCTTTTACCATCGGAAGATCATTCTGAGGAATAACAACATTGTCATAAACATAAGCAACTCTATCACCCTCAACAACACCAGTAACCTTGCCATCTGTTACGTTAGCAAATGTAACTGTGCCATCTGTATGTGTGATCTTTGCATCATATTTAGTACCAGTCTCTTCATCAACGAAAACACCTGTAACTACAGGAGTCCAAGAAACTGTGATTTCTGTTGTGTCAGCACCAACTGTTTCAACAACTCTAGATGCTGTGTAAGCTTCGTGAGCATCACCATATCCCCAAGGATTGCTGATTAAATCACCCTGCTTAACATCACCCTTGTTTGAACCAAACTGATATTCAATGTATGTAACATATCCACTCATGCTTGACATCGGGTGAACAATTACGAGATCGTTAGCAATAAGGTTCGGAAGAGCAACAGTTGTAAGGTTAAGAGCAAATTTCTTGAACATGCCCATATCCTGTCTTTGTGTTCCTACAGAATTTTCAAAAGCCTCGTTCATAAAACGATTTAAGTTTTCAAGGCATTTTGCTGTAACTAATTTACGGTTTTGGTCAAGTCCTTCACCATCGTGGGACTTTGAATAAACGGACTCTGCAATTGCGAGTCTATTCTTATAAGCTTCAAATAAAGTCATAATTATAAAATCTCCTATTTAATTTTTTATTTTTGTTTCTGGTTTGTGTGACTTTTCCTTGTCAATTTTTAATTCTAGCCATCCCAAGTAATTGAGCATCAGGCTCATCATCTACTCTATTCTGAGCAAATGATTTAGGCTCAGCTTTTTCTGTAACTTGCATTCTTACTGCTTTTTTAGAAGCATCAAAAGGTAAAGAATTTACATTTAAGTTATAATTCTTTAAACTTTCACATACTCTATCAATATCAGAGAATGAATAGCTTTCAGATAATTTACTCCTGATATCTTCTGAAGTTACACCAAGCATAACAGCCTGAACCTTAATATATCTATCAACAGCAGTTTGTGCTATTGATTTATATTTCTTATTAAGTTCCATAGACTCTGTTAATTTTGTTGTATACTCAGATTTTTTAATAGCAGAATCCTTAGTTAATTCCCTTAAATTTTCCTTTAAGGACTTCAATTCTGTTTCCTTTTCATTCTGAGCTTTTGCAAGTTCTTCATTCAAGGATTTTATCTGATTAGACATTTCATTGATTTGGGCATCTTTTGAAGAAATACTTTCTGTCATTTTTTGAATTGTCTCATTAGATTTATCTTGACTGTTCCTTAATTCATTAATTTGGGAATCTTTCAAGGTAATCTGCTCAGATAAATTGCCGATTTGTTTTTGGTTCATTGATAGAGTTTCATTAAGGCTTTTAACTTTGCCACTCAAATCATGTGTTGTGTCTACATAACTTTCTTCCTTTGTATAACAAACTGAGAGTTGTTCTTGCAAATACTTCACTTGTTTTGAGAGATCTCTATTTTCTTTAAGCAATTTTTTCAGTTCCTCAAATACACCTTCTCCGTCATTGTCGGCTGTAGTTGTTTCTTTCGCTGAATCTATATCTATATCAACACTATCT